TCGGTACGCTAGGCGGCGATATGATTCAGCGGGAAATGCTCGCGATCGAGCGCAACTACGAGAAACAGACGGGCAATAAGCCGCGATTCCGATTCGCTAAGAACGCCGATGGGACGCCTGTATTCGAGGATTTCTCCAAGACGAATAAGCTCGTCGAACAGGACGGCGAGCGCTTCTATTTATATGGAGCAACGGACGGAATTATGGAATATATAACGGACGACGGCGAAATCATTCGCGTAGGACTCGAGGTTAAGTCGAAGCAGAATACGCCAGCGAGAACGAGCTTACACTCAATGAGGCAACCGGATAGCGCTCATGCTAAACAGATTGTGGCATATGCCGAAATGTATGACGTAGATTACTTCGTTATCCTCTACATTAACTACGCCAAGAAAGGTTGGTTTATGACGGACGAGGAATACGAAAAGACGCCCGACATACGAGCGTTTTGTGCGAAAATTGAACCGGAGCATAAGCGACAGGTGTTCAGCAAAGCGGTAGAGGTTACGCGAGCCGTTCGCGAGAATAAGCCTCCTAAGCTATCATTAGAGGATTGGACGTTTAATAACTTCAAGGAAGCCTGCGCTAATGATTTGACGGAAGAAGAGGTCGAGGAATTACGCGGGCAAGTCGAGCAGGCTAAACATTCGAGCTTGCCGCGGTATAGAATAGCGAATTATGTGCGAGCGTTTGACGAGATTATGGAATTGCGGAAGGGGAGCGATTAGATGAAGATACACATCGAAGGAAATATTTACTTAGAATCAGACGAGTATCAATATATATTGCGCGAATACACAGGCAAGTTTACTACGTATAACAAAGGAAAAGAAAACGAATATGAGCGAGAGATCTTTAAGTTAATTGGCTATTATCCCACAGTGGAACATGCCGTCAATAAGCTGTTTGAGATAAAAGTGAAGGAAACGACCGCAAATACTTTGTCGGAGCTGCTCGAGGATATGTCCGAAATAAGAAAATATGTCGAGGGATTATTTAAGGACGAGAAAGGAGCGGATTAACATGCGAATCTTATCATTCGACATATCCGCATCACCGGGCGTAGCCGTCCTCGATATAAAAGACGGCGCGCCTCACTTAATCTACGTAGACCATGTCGTCACAGACGCAGGCGCTACGGACTCGCAACGGTATGAATACGTCCGCTCGCTCGCGACTAAGGCGGTATATGAACATCGACCATTCGACGTAATTGTCCGCGAAAAGTTTATACGCGGAGGCTCCAAGCGGTCGACGCAACTCGTATTCGGCGCATGGTCAGCGATAGATATGGCGCTAGGCTCTTTCGGATATACGGTCGACGACAAGGACGAGATAGTCGCCAGTCGCGTCAAAAAGTATATCGGAGGCAAGGGCGGAGCGAGCAAGGAAGAAGTAGCCGAGGGCGTTATCAAGCGATTGGGCAATGACGTTCGGAAGGAGTTATATACGCCTAGAGGGCGGTTGATTGACGATAGGGCTGACGCTATTGCGATCGGATTAGCTTGGGCGATTCAGGAAGGAGTGATCGACGAATGAGAATAGAAAGAAGGATGTTTTTTGCGATAATCTTTGCGGTATTTTCCGTACTGTATTTCACCGGTCTACTACTGCCTACCGACTTTTCGTCCGGATTAATGGCGTTAATAATAGCGATGCAGAACTTAGGTAACGGAGTTGATGACGAATGATTGTCGAGCTGTTAATCATTACTGGAGTCATTGCGCAGGAATATCCGGTTTTATTACATATGTGGGAGGCGATTAAATGGCGAAAAATATCGGAGTAATGGTCGGCGTACTATTTTTGTACATAATACTCATTGTCTTATTCGCATATGTAGGCGCATTAGCCGGCATAGTCGTTGGCCTAGCGACAAGTAACGTTCTATTCGGTGGCGCATCGCTCATCACGTTATTCGCATGGATCGGCGTCGGCTTGGCGCACATCTTATTTATATTCGCGCTAATCGAATCGTACCGAGATTATGTCGCAGAGCAGGCGTATAAAAGCATCGAATTAGACTTCGAGGAAATATCGAAAATAATCGAGGGAATAAACGAAAAGGGAGACGATAATTAGTGGCAGAAACGATTAAAAAACGAGATGGAACAATCGTTGAATTTGACGCAGATAAGATTACGCAAGCTATCCGATTAGCGGGCGAAAGGACAGGCGAGTTTGACGAGGAAAAGGCGGAATATTTAACGGATGAGGTCATCGAGCTTATCGAATTTGATGGATTGACGGTCGAGGACGTGCAAGATGCGGTGGAGCGAGCGCTTATGTCGTCCGAATATAAAGATACGGCTAAATCGTATATCCTTTACCGCGAGCAACGCAATCGCGAAAGAAAGCCGGATATATTCAAACATCGTCTGAACTTAAAGCCGTACGAGTATCCGCAGCTTATCGAATACCAGCACGCAATCCAGCATTCATATTGGCTTCATACCGAGTTTAACTATACGTCGGACATTCACGATTTCCACTCGGGCATTAGCGACGTAGAGCGTAACGCTATTAAGAACGCTATGCTTGCGATTGCACAAGTCGAGGTAGCCGTCAAGAACTTTTGGGGCGACTTACACAACCGCATGCCCAAGCCGGAAGTCGGCGCAGTAGGTGCGACATTTGCCGCCAACGAGGTAATCCATCATGACGCTTATTCGCATCTGCTCGAAATCCTCGGACTCAATAGCGAGTTTGAGCGTATTTCCGAGATTCCCGAACTGTATCAGCGTGTCGAATATCTGACGGATAGCGTTAAATTGGCGAAATCGGAGAGCGATCGAGACTTTACACTATCGTTAATCCTATTCTCGCTATTCATCGAACATGTATCGCTATTCTCGCAGTTCTTAATTATTATGGCGTTCAATAAGCACCGCAATATCTTCAAAGGAATATCGAATGTTATCGAAGCGACGTCGAAAGAGGAGCAGATTCACGGCTTGTTCGGAATTGAACTCGTTAATATTATTCGCGAGGAAAAGCCGGAGTGGTTCGACGATAAGATGGAGCGTGCGATTATCGGGGCTTGTCTCGAGGCGTATCGATCGGAGGGAATCGTTATCGATTGGATTTACGAGAAAGGCGACTTAGATTTCCTTCCGAAAGATACCGTCAAAGAGTTCGTCAAGAATCGTCTGAATAACTCGCTAGAAAGCATCGGATATGAGCGATTGTTTGACGTGGATGAGGCGAAGGTTGAGCAGACGGATTTCTTCGAGGATGAATTACTCTCTACAAAACACGTAGACTTCTTCGTGAAACGGTCAGTAAATTATTCTAAAAGGACAAAATCGATAACCTCCGATGATTTGTTTTGACTAACTGCAACGAGACAGGTGAGTTGTTATGGTAGGTATATACAAGATTAGAAATAAAATTAACGGAAAATCCTATGTAGGACAATCGAAACACATAAGCAGAAGATGGAGAGAACACAAAAGGGGTACAGAAGATTCCGTTATAAGTAAAGCCATAAAGAAATACGGAGAAGATAATTTTGACTTTAAGGTTATTGAGTCATGTTCTGTTGAAGAGTTGGACGCTAGAGAAGTGTTCCATATCAAAAAATACGGGACATATAAAAAAGGGTATAACATGACAACTGGAGGGGACGGAGTTAAAGGGATTGGAAAAGTGCTTTCTTATGAAATTGTCCCCGATATAATAACTGACTTAAAAGAAAATGTCCCTACGTCCGAGATAGCTAACAAGTACAAGATTAGCGTAGGGATGGTTAACAGGATAAACAATGGTCATGATTGGGCTATCGAAGATGAAGAATACCCTATTAGAGAAACATACAAAATTAGATTAAGGAAAATGATTAACAAAGAGGAGTTACTTGAGGATGTCGCTACATTAGGTTTTAAGGGGGCGGGAAATAAGCACGGGATGACAGGGAACGGAATTAAAGCAAGATGTAGAATAGCAGGCTTGCCGACTAGGATAAAAGACATAAAAGAACTTTATGGGATTCACGAGACTCATATAGAGGCTTCGTATAAAGGGGAGAAATTAGATGTCGAAACAATAGAAGATTTACTAGAGTATATACAAGAAAACAAACTGACTACAACCAGTAGAGATAACATAAGAATCAGTATTAGAAGGGTTTTGCGAGGGGAAAGAAAAGCATATTTAGGAATTACTATAAAGGAGAGCGATAATATATGACGAAAAATAAACGAAAGCCTTTCGATTGGCTAAACGAAAATAGCCGTAATTTCTTGGAGGCGGGCTACCTAACGGAAGACATCACGCCCGAGCAACGCATTAAACAAATCGCGGACCACGCGGAAGAGCTTCTCGGTATCGAGGGCTTTTCCGATAAGTTTAACGACTACATGGCGAAGGGATACTACTCGCTATCATCGCCGGTATGGGCGAACTTCGGTAATGATCGAGGCTTGCCGATTAGTTGTTACGGTTCTAATATCGAGGATTACATGGGCGATATTCTATATACGCAGAGCGAGGTTGGCATGATGAGCAAGTTCGGCGGAGGCACTAGCGGATACTTCGGCAAGCTACGCGAGCGTGGGGCGGAGATTACGAACAACGGCGAGTCATCGGGAGCGGTACATTTCATAAAACTATTCGAGTCGATGATTGACTCCGTCTCGCAAGGTTCAACGCGCAGGGGAGCGTTCTCTCCGTACCTACCCATCGACCACCCGGACATCGTCGAGTTCTTGCAGATTGGAACGGAGGGAGCGCCTATACAGGATTTAACGCACGGGGTGACGGTAACGGACGAATGGATGCAGTCGATGATTGACGGAGATACGGACAAGCGAGCGCTATGGGCGAAAGTAATTCAGTCGCGTGTTGAAATCGGTTATCCGTATATCTTCTTTACAGATACGGTGAACAATAACGCAGTCGATGTATATAAGGACAGAGGCTTGCGAATTAACCACTCTAATTTATGCAGCGAAATATGCTTGCCGAACAACGCCGGTGAATCGTTCGTATGCTGTCTATCGTCGATGAATCTACTACACTATGACGAATGGAAAGATACGGATGCCGTCGAAACGATGGTTTACTTCTTAGACGCAGT